AAATCTCCTATTTAAAAAAGAGTCATACCTAAAAGAAGGCACAACTCTTTGATTTCAAAGTCATTGATTACATACATTATATCAGAAAAGAAGCTTTATATCAACTAAACTTCCAGTCCCTATCAATTTTTTGAGCAATTTCACCTAGTTTTTCTATTTTATCTTTATCACCATTAATAACAGCAGCTTTCATTTGTTCTCGTAACTTTTGAATAGCCGGTGAACGTTGCTGTAAATTAATTGCATACAGAATATCGTTTGCACGACGTTTTTCTAATTCAGATGTATTAGGATCAGAAAGTTTTTTTTGCATTTTTAAATAATCAGCTTGTCGAGAAGCATCTAACTTACGTGGATCCATATTACGATCCTTCTGCAAATGAATAACCAAGGTCTTTAAGCCTGCGTGTTACGTCCATAGGTTCCCAGTTAAGGATTTCAGCTATTTGGTCTATGTTTGCATCACGTGCTTCATAATGTTTTTTAATAAAACCATCGATTTGATTATCTACACCTTTAACAGTACTTAAATCTTCAGTATCAATTTCTTCATAAAGTTCATCAAGACTTTTTTGTTTAGCAATAATTCCGTGTAAAGGTACTTTTTCTTCTGTAAGTGGAACCATTATGCCTGCATCTGTTGATGCGGGTGTTGCCGGTTTGCTTGCCATTATTTTCTCCTTATTTAATTAAAAGAAGGTAGAAGCGATAAAACTCCTACCTCCTATGACTTTATTCTGTTTATCTATTAAGAAATAGATGCACCAGATATAACGTCGATGACCCATGATGAGTTCAAAGTCTTTGCAGCGAACTGACCAGCCCATGAAATGGTGTGGTATCGTTCTGCAGCATTGGCTGAATCTGCACCTGTGACAATGTAGAGCTTTGGAGCGTCTAATTGATTGTCGTATACACCAAATGCTTCTCGTCCGTGGATGAAGTTGTGGTACTGAGTTGTAGGAGTAGCAGTTTGAGTAGTAGTCTGACCTTGGTTAGATACTAGGAAACGTACACCATACAAAGCACCAATTTCACCAGCGTAAAGAGCTTGTACATTTGAGTATGCTGCTGCGTTCTGCCAAGTACTTGTAAGGATTAGGTCGTATTCTGACTGAGGTTGAATCTTACCGATCCAGCCAAAAGTACCATCATACATCAAAGCCTTATTTTCTTTGAGAGTTGCAACGGCTTGAGCAATATATTGAGCTTGCATCGTAGCATTGGTGTTAGCAGTAGAAGTTGGGATTGTAAGAGCAGTATTACCTGCATACAATGCGTTTCTTACTAGTGCGTCTAAAGTTTCACCCATGTTCTGAGCAACAACGTCAATTTTTTCTTTGTCGCGGTCATCAATGTCTACAGTACCCAAGAGTCGAGTAACTTGAATTGAGTTACCATATTCCTGAAGAGTAACAGTAACCTGAGTATCAGTTAGAGTAACTAATGTTGGGTTTGTTCCTTCAGTAAGTGGAGTTACGGCTGTAGCAAGTGGTGAGAAGCGGTTAAAGATAACTTGCTTTCCAGCGTTGCCTTCTAAAGCTCGTAACTGAGCACCTTCTTGGTGTACTAACATAGCACGTGCACGTTCTAGGAACCTTCGTTCGTAGTAAACGGCTACTTCAGCTGATAGACCACCAGGGTTTAAACTGGAGTCATAAGCAGCGGTTGTATTCTGTGTTGTATTTGCCATTGAATTTTATGCCTTTGTTTTTAACGACGATTCATTGCGAACCAGTCCTCCATCTCTTTGGAACTCATTTCGTTAAACGATTTCTGTATTTTTACAGTAGCGTTTGGACGATTAGCAGATTTCCCTTTTGATGCTGATTCTGAATTTGTCGCTCCTTGCGGATTTGTATTTGATAACGAGTCCAATACTCGGGTTAAAGGCTGTAGGAATTTTGTAAAGCTATATGTAGGATCTTTGGCATATATGTCACCGTAAGATTCGGTAATTTCATGAACCAAGTCTTCATCATAATCATCGCTATTTGGATTAAGGACTGAATATTTGGTTTCAGCTTTTTCAATTTCTTGAGCCCGTTTCTCAGATGCTTGTTGTCGAGTTAAGTTAGATTCCAAAACCTTTGCGGTTGTTTGCATTTTCAGGTCTACTATTTGACTAGCGGCGTTGATTATATCCTGCTTAATTTGGTCAGGAGTAATCTCGCTCATCTGTGAATAGTCAGGCAACTGAACACTTGATGGACTAACTTGGTTGTTAGACAAGACATCGGATAATGAACTGGGTTGCTGTAAAGCACTTTCTAGTTCCCTAATCTTAGTTGTTAATTCGCTAATTCGCCTCTCTGCACGAGAAGGTCGTTGTCGAGCCCCATCACTACTATTTGCACCGTTACTCTCATCACTAGAGTCGGAATTACCATTATCCTGATCAATACCGCTATCGACATTGGCGTTAGATCGTTGTAGTGCTTCGGCACCTGCGTTCGAGTTTACATCTGATGACGAATCTGATGTTCCACCTGCAGTGGTGGTGTTTTGCGTCATTTGTGAATCAGCCATGGCTGCTCCTTTCTTACACACTTGTTAAGGCTCGTGCGTCGCCTGGGGGTGATGTCCCCCAACGCCTGCTCATCTATTTGGGACGAACAGGAGTTGAAGGGCATTACCTATCTTTTACAATAGGATCTCCGTTCTGCTTAACACCAACAAGCATCTTATCCATCCCGACAAAAGCAAGCGTATGCTGGTGGTCGCAGCTTCTACATATAAGATATGGCCCTTGTTGGATTGGCGAATGATAAACACCGGAAGCACTTTTCTCAGATAGTTGTTTATTGATTTTGGTAAAGTCAGGGAATTGTACAGGTTGAGCATTTAGTATTTCCTCCTTAAATTCCTTGTTGTCGTTTTCCATTCTTAATCTTCTCCTCTACTTGAGCGACTGCTGTTTCTACGGTTAAGATAATCTTTTCTAGCTCATCAGCTATTGCATTAGTAGTAATAGTAAGACGGCCAATTTCTTCAAGTGATTTGTTAGGTATTGCAGCCTGTAATGGTTTGCCAGAACGGTATGAATTAATGGTTGCTTCAAAGTCTTTTTTAATTAATTCCCATCCTGCGTGTGAGGCAAGTGAAGCATAGGTATTAATTATTTCTTCTTCTTGTGCAACAAAATTATCATCTTCTTCAATATGTGGTTCTTGGTATAGGGTTTCATCAAAATTAACTTTCATGTTACCCCGTATTGCTGATTGTCCTCGATTCATAGCTGACTATTCCTTATTTTTGCCATTGCTTGTGCTATTTCTGGATCACCAATGCTCATAGGACCTTGTGGCTGACCCATAGGTTGTCCCTGACCCATAGGTTGTCCCTGAGCCATTTGTGGGGGCATAGGAGCTGCGTTTGGTGCTGGAGTTGGTACTTGACCCATTTGTGGTTGTACTGGCTGTTGTGGAGCCTGCATTCCGTTCTTAGCGTTTTGTAATGCAATCTTAGATTGTGTTTCCATTTGCATCTTAGCTTGTTGGTATTGCAAAAAGTCGTTTGGATCTATGTTAATGCCGGCTTGTTGAGCCATTTGTGCTGCACCAGACGGTGGTAAGTCTTTAATATTAATGTTTTCACGTAGACTTTCTTGTGGTCCTTGCTGTTGTCCTTGTTGTCCGGGCATTCCGGGCTGTCCGGGTTGTTGTTGAGGTAGTGGTTTAAGCAAAAGTTTAGTATCTCTCATACCACCAGTCATAAATAGTTCTTTGTAGTACTCGCCATAATCAAACATTAGTCCAGCTTGTTGTAATTGTGCGTCCATAATGCCAGGATTTGCCATTAATGTGTTGTGAATCTCAAGAAGTTGGGCGTGTTTTTCGTCCATATTTTGTTTGTAAGTAGATTTAGCTTTAATTTTGTAGACATAGCCCTTTTCGTTCTTAATTCGGCTTGGTTTAATAGTAATTTTGGCACTTTTACCATTTTTAGATAGCTTAATTGCGTCCTGAATGTCAGGATATGTGGCTGCAATCTGGCCAATTTCTTCGTTAAACATAAATATTTCAATAGGATTGTCGTGTTCTATATTGTTTACAAGGTCAATCATGCCGTTAAACAGCTCTTCGATAGCTTTGTCCATAAAATTGGTGTCTATTTCATCACGTGTGGATTGACTAGCATTCTGAGCTTGAATAGCTTGTGGAGTTTTACCTTGTGTTGGTGTGTTAGATTCAGCACTAGCTCTCGTGGTAGTTTGACCTGTTATGTTACTCATTATGCCTTGAAGCATTTGGAATGTAAGGTTGTTGTTGCCGTCTACATCTGGGAATTGGTGGTGACTAATGTCGTTAGGGTTAGATACAAGCCATTTAGCACCCGGTTGGAAGCGTACAGATGGCATTACAACATTACCGTTAAGTACTTTAATTGGTGGGTAAGTTCTAAGCTTTATACCATCTACAAGAAGGTTTGTAACAGTATCAATAGCGTACTGAGCGTATCGTCCTTTTTCCATGTCACCAAGTCCAATAACTGAATCAAGTGTAGGCATAGCGTATTTAAGAACAATAGGAATCTTGCCGTTTTTGTGTGGGTTAGGTATGTTACGGATTACGATGTTACCAAAGTCAGGTAGAAAGTCTATCCAACGTCCATCTTCACCAGCTTCGTATTTAGTAACTACTTCAATTTCACCAGTATCGGTAAAAACAGTTCGCCTTCGGAATGTCCACATTGGGTTGTGTCGCAAGTAATCATCATAGCTAGTTGGTCGTGTCTTACCTTGTTTAGTTCGTTCTAGCACTTGAGCTATGGCGTCAAGGTCGTAATCATTAAC